TTCCAATCTGAACAATGTCCCGGCACTGTTTAAAAATGCAAAGTATGCTCACGTATTCGACATAACTCCAAGTATTTATATTTTCGTGGATGATCGTTATCATCCTATTATTGGAGGATCGGAACCGTTTAGACTTCAACTTTTTGTAACCACGCCTTCAGGTAACATAGAAGATGCAACACTTTACGACCTTGGAGGGTTTGGGAGAGAAAACGGCTGGTATCGTTTCACGGAGGCAATCAATGCTGTTACTGTTGACGTTGGATGTAGCATAAAACTAGCTGTAAAGGTTGAGGGTATTGATGCAAATTATAGCGCTAAGATTGTTAGTCAGCAAATCCAACTAACAGAATTTGTGTCAAACTCTTCTGAACTCAATTCTGAAGGGTTCCCCATATATGAAGCGATTGAAAGGGTCGGGCAGCATATCCTGGACACCCAATACCCAATATATTCAGATTTCTTTGGCCGGCCTGACGTATATTACAAGCCTGGTGTAAAATACGCTTCCGAAAATCAATTAAGATTTGCACACATTCAGTCGGGGATGAATCAAAGAGGGGCAAAGCTTAACGATAATTATTACCCCCTTGCTTTGAACTTCAAGGATCTGATAAAATCCCTAAAGGCACTCTATAATATTGGATATTCATTAGAGACAAATGAGGCTTTATTTGGTGACAATAAACAGAGGATCAGAATTGAAGAATATTCACACTTTTTCGAGAATGAAGAACTAATTTTTACACCATCAATAAAAAGTCGCCTTTCTAAGTATGATATTCAATTTCAGGTAATGCCGGAACTTATCCCCGTTGAGGTTAAAAGCGGTTTTGATAACTTCGAGTATTTGAGTGTTAACGGACTTGCTGAACCCAATACGACAAATCAAAGAACTACCATCATGAACACCTCTTCAAAGTGGGAAAACCTTTCACCATACCGGGCCGACACAAAGGGAATCATTGACAATCTCGCAAATCAAATAACAACAGACGGTTCAAAAGACACTAAAGGAGATAACACTATTTTTATCATTAAGACTCAAAAACCATTGCCGGCTACAACTGGTCAGGATTGGGTACCTGAAACTGATGCCAACATATCAATATTAGAGAATACCAGCCTATTCGGGGAAAAACTGATGAACCGCTATTTCACTCCTGCAAGGATGCTTTTGAGACATGGGAATAGACTTGCGGCAGGTATGACGCTATTCCCTGACTCTTTACTCAAGTTTCAGAAATCAGATAAATCATGTACGCTAAAAACTAGTGGAGAGGGTTATAATAACCTTGTAGAATCTGATGATATTCCAATATCACAGCTAGGTAATCCCATCTACACGGCTATCAAATATACCGTATTTGTCCCCGGCTGGACCTTTGCAGATACTCAAGTTCTGCAGGCTCATCCATTCAGATATATTAAGCTTTCTGAAGCGATATCAGGATACTTGCTTTCATTCAAGAAAAAGAATGGAGAGGATAAAGTAGAACTCACGGTAATTGAAAAATATTAAGTAAATTACACATTATGAAACCGTTAAAAATTGAATCAATGAAAAACGAAGAAGAGTCAGGAACACAGACAAGCGGGACACTAAGTCATCAATCCTCAACCGGATTAACAACCATGCAGCAGATTGAAAAAATGTTGGCAGACAACAAACCGGGTTTTAGTATCGGTAAAGTTTACAATGTACTTAAGATCGAAAAGCCGACTGAGGTAGATTTAAAAACCCTAAATGATGCGGAGTTGGGCTATGTATTCGCCGTTATAAGTCTTGAAGAATCAAAGTCTAACCTACCAGGTGAAACCATGTAAAAAAGGCCAGGTAGTGAGTAATTCACTTTAAAAATTGAGAACATGAAAACTTATACACTGGGACAGCTCAAAAAGAAGCTGACAGAGAAAGAGCGGCTATTCTGTCACCAGTACATCATTGATTGGAACGGTGCAAGAGCTGCTAGGGTTGCCGGATATAGTGAGGAGTCGGCAAAACAGATAGCGTGTGAAAACCTTACTAAACCTTACCTACAACAGTATTTGAATTTCATTAAAAACAACCTGGAAGAAGAGGCCGGAATATCAAAACTTCGCAATCTTTTAGAGCTGACTAAAATTGCCTACTCAGATATTTCCTCTCTTCATGATGATTGGATCGAGCTGACTAAGTGGGAGAAGATTAAGGCTGAGAATCCAGATATAACTGCAGCAGTTGAGAGCATAGACACTAAGACCGAATACCGGACCATCAAAAAAGGAGGCGTCGATACTGATGTTGAGGTGAAAAGTGTGAAGGTTAAATTGTACAGCAAGACAACCGCTATTGATATGATCAATAAGATGCAGGGATATATCGCCCCGACAAAATCAGATATCACCTCAAACGGGAAGGAAATAACCCCCATTTCGATAGTTTTCACAGATTTCAATGATGAATAAGCTCAAAATATCAAAGAAGTTTCAGCCGTTGTTTTGCCTGTTTAATGACAACTTTCACCCGGAAATTGACACAGTAATTATAACGGGCGGACGCTATTCTTTGAAGTCTTACACAGTCTCAATCTTTGCCCTTACTGCCCTGGTAAATTACGGATGGAACACTCTATACACCCGTTTTACAAATATGTCAATCCTTGATTCAGTCAAGCCGGAAGTCAGTGACAAAATAGAACTATTAGGACTGGTCGGTCAAGTTGCGAACACACAGAACCACATTGGGTATAACGGCAATCATATATCATTCAAAGGGATCAAGACCGGAAGCAAAGGGCAGACGGCAAACCTTAAATCATTGTCCGGGTTCAACCTATTCGTGAATGATGAAGCGGAGGAGCTCCCAGACTACAAGACGTTTAAAAAAATATTCTATTCTATACGATCAGCAACCAAACGAAACCTTACTGTTTTGATCCTCAACCCAACGAACCGGGAACACTGGATATTCACAGAGTTCTTTGAAAAGAAGGGATTACAGGGCGGTGATAACTGCATTGTTGATAATGTAATGTACATTCATTCAAGCTACCTGGATGCAGATCAGGCACAGATACCAAAGAACATACTGAGCGATTACCACCGTATGAAATTGACAGATCCGGATATGTACGATAATATTGTAATGGGTGGATGGATTACGGAGATTGACGGTCAGATATTCCCAAAGAGCAGCCTGAAAACATACCGGGAATTTCCTGAGAACATGGAGTACTTTACAATCGGGGCAATTGATACCGCGGACGAGGGTAAGGATCATTTTTCCATGCCCATAGCAAGGGTTTACGGTGATCGGGTGTATATCTTTGATGCCATATTCGACCAAAACAATTTAACCATTCAAGAGGGCCAGGTAGAATCAAAAGTCAAAGAATGCATCATCAACAAATTGTACATCGAAACAAACAGCTTTGGTGCATACTTCAGGAGGAGACTAGATATATTGTTACCATGGATAGAGACATTCGGGCAGTTTTCCAAGTCAAATAAGATGGGCCGTATCATTGCAAGCTCTGGATTGATAAAACTGTTCTTCTACTTTCCAGAGAACCCAAACCCGACCTTACAGAAGTTCATGAATCAAGTTACTAGGCTCATGCACACCTCAACTGAGGAAGATGACGCAGCAGATTCATTGGCGGCAATGGCTGCACATTTAGAAAAGATGTACGGACTATTTAAAAGTGAATGAGATCCAGATAGGAAAAAGACTTTTTAGTCTTACAACCCGAGAAGAGGGCTTCAAAAATCAGCAAAAAGGGCGTTAAAAAGTGCTGTATGTATGTGTTATTGTATGTATCGATTAAAACAGTCTTGTAAATCAATCGATTAGATAGTTAAAAGTTGCCCGACCAGGGTAATAATTTACTATAAAGTAAAATCAGATAGAATAGTAAATAAGGCATATAATCCACTGAAATAAAATACTTAACAAATATAACATTAAAATAAAATAGTGTGCGATAAATTAGGATAATATATTTAATGTATGTAAATTTGAAGTGTTACATACAAATATCGCAATGAAATATTCAGTAAAATTCTATCCTGAGAAACGAGACGGCAAAACAGAAAACGTTCCAGTGATGTTATCGGTCACCTACTCATTGAAAAGGATATTTTACTACACAGGTTTAAGGTGCAACATTGACAAAGACCCTAAAAAAAGTCAATGGGATATTGAAGCCAGCCGGATGAAAAAAAACCAAATTGCACCAGATGGATCAACCTCAGCAAAATTCAACAGCGATTTAGATGTAATCAAAGTTGCCGTTGATTCTCTATTCAAAATTTACGATGCCACTAATGTCACACCGGCACCGGATCAGCTTCGAAATGATCTCAAAACAAAGTTAGGCAAAGAGGTAAAAAAGGAACCTCAAGCGGAAAAGGTTGGATTCTTTGAAAGATTCGACAAATACATTGCTGATGCCCCACTAAGTTATGGCAGAAAGAAAGTTTTAAAATCAACCTGCAAAAAACTAAAAGAATTTAACCCAGGCACAACCTTTGACATTCTGGATTCACAGTATTTAACCGACTACTATAATAACCTGGTAGGTACCAGGAGCCTCAGCAAAAACGGTGCAGTTAACGAAATGAAGCGTTTGAGGGCGTTTTTAGGCTATGCTGTTAAAAAGGAATGGACCGTTAACTATCCTTTCAAATCTTATGCCATTGAGCCGGAAACCTACGGAGAGCCTATTTATATCACCGTTGAGGAAAGGGATATTCTGTATAATGCGAATATTGAAGATGAACATCTTGCAAGGGTCCGGGACATATTTGTATTTCAATGTTTGGTTGGTTGCCGTGTCGGTGACCTGGTTAAGCTAAAAAAATCCAACATCGTAAACGGTTGCATTGAATATATTGCCTCGAAGACCAAAGACGAAAGCCCACGAATTGCAAGAATTCCACTGACAGCCAAAGCCAAAGCAATTTTAGCCAAATACGACCTTCCGGAGGGTCAACTATTGCCGTTTATTTCAGATCAGAAATACAACGACTATATCAAAAAGCTTTTCAAACTTGACAGCGTAAAACTAACAAGGATGGTAACTGTCCCTGACTCAAAGACACGTGAAAGCGTCCAGAAGTCAATAGCCGACATTGCCAGCTCTCACATGGCCCGCCGGGTGTTTGTCAGTGGTTTGTATCACAAAGGAATTAAGGATTCAATAATTGCCTCCATGAGTGGCCACGTTGAGAATTCAAAAGCTTTTAGCCGCTATTACAGTGTAAGCGAAGCAGATCAAATCAAAGCAATGAAGGAAATCGAATAAATTCACAATTGTAAAACTTGAAATTATGGAAAACGGAAAACTTGAAAAAGCCTTCGAGCACCTCTTAGAAATGATGGAAAAATATAAGCGGGGAGAAGCGAATACCAAGGAATTGAAAGCAGCTGGGAAGGAACTTGATGTAGAGAGAAAAAAACTAGAGGAGAAGCTAAAAGAGTTTAAGGCAGCAATCAAATCAAAGAAATCACAAACAACCTAAATTATAAATTTAAAATGTCAAAACCCATGAAAATGTCAGCTGAAGTATTAACCGCCCCGGAGTTTGTTTATTTCAAAATGAACTCTCATTCTATGGACGTCGACAACAAACGGGCCATTTGTAAAAATGACATTCTGAAATGTCAGGAGATTGTGCCGGCAACCTGGAGAACCCGGCAAAGTGCTGAGATATTAAAAGATGTTGTTATCCTAAGTAATGGCCATTTAACTGTTGGAAAGATAATCAATCAAAACCTTTGTAATGAATCATTTACCTTACATTTTTTAAATCCTGACTTTAAAGATTTAGTAATCTGTATTGGTGATGTGGATCGAATCTTTTGTATCAACAGCATAAGCCGGGATATGACACCAAGAGCATTAAGAGCGAGAGAATCCGATAGCGTAAACATAAAAAACAAATTAGTCTATGAAAACGACCGAGATTGCCAGATGGGATGAATACACAGTTGTACCCATGACCCCAACGACAGATAAACCTTTTGAGTTAGAGGGTGAAACTCTTTTAAGGGCGGTATATTATGGTAATTCCATGAGCCCGACATTAAAGTCTGGTGACCAAGTATTATTAAGAAAGCACACCAAATTACCTGCTTTCACGGGTGAGATATTTATGATTCAACTTGTGGATGATCAAACCTTTTTTTGCAGACCACGTGAGAGTAATAAGGTAGGTTGCATTTTTGCTGTATACGACAACCCGAATCATCTTCATAATGCAATTGGATTTGACTTTAAAGAAAAATATATTGTCGCTTATTGGGAGCTAGTAGCATCACAACGTATTCACAGCTTTTCTTTTGCGACAGTAAAACTTCCAATATTTCAACATTAAATCTATCATCATGGAAAACATCACAACCCAGCCGATTACAGAAGAAATCGTATCAATGGCCCAAAAAATGCAAACTACAACTATTGGTGATGATACGCGTAGTTACCTTATTTTGATTGGCAAAATATATGACCTAAGTGATGAAATCCGTGCCTGTCTAAGGCGCGATTATATAGAGGAAAAAGCTGATGAAATTACAAATGATATTTACATCAACCACCTATTCCATGTCAAGGAAAAATTATTTAAGCTTGTTGCAAACTCGATTGATAACAATATTGGTACGTTAAATTGGAAGGAGATTTAAAAAACATTTCCCCCCCCCTCAATTAAGCTCTTCATGGTCTACATGTGGGGCTTTTTTTATGTTGTACAGCATATTTTGAAAATATTTTGAGGCAAAAAGAGGAATCAGGAAACGAAGAATAAAACACACAGATACATCGTTCTGTATGAAATTTGACCCTACAAGACCCTTAAAGACCTATTAAAACACCTTGTTTGTCTGAATATGAAATAACCCAAATTAAGCCAGAAACAGAGACAGCAACAGAAAAGAGTTATTATTCATTGATTGTCTCTTTGATATATCAAATCCGTTCGCTAACTTGAATATGATAGAATTAGATAAAGTAATAAGCACATTAATAATTCACGAATATGAACCTCATGGAAAATCAAAATCAAACAATGGTTATCATGCAAGAAAGCAGCCTAACCGAAATCATTGAACGATCTGTCGAAAAAGCGGTTGCAAAAGCAATGGGAGTAAAATCAGACTTACCACCACAGCCACCAGAACGCAGAACCCTTCACTCAATACGTGAACTTGCTGAATTTATAGGATGTTCAACACCTACGGCACATGGGTTTAAAGCTTCAGGGCGGATCCCTTACCGGCAAATAGGGCGAAAAGTAATGTTCGATACTTTCGACGTCCTCAACGCGATGGATCAGAGCAAAAAGAAATCCCGGAAATGAAAAACAATTCAGACCCGGGATTTAGTTCTTTTGGCAAAGGATACCCCAAAGTTAATAAAATTCCTGATTACAAGCGTGTTAAGCGTTTTAAAAAAGGTCAGGCACTCAAAGACCTGGAAAGGCTTTCACTGGAAGCCAAAAGGAGGAGGTACCCTTTAAATCCCTATCTGGTTGGCGACACCTTCCGGGATGACACGGCAAACGGATTGACAAAAGCAATCATTGCATTCATTCGATTGAAGGGGGGACAGGCTGAGAGAATCAGCACGACAGGCAGACCCATTGACAGAACCAAGATATTCACCGACACATTAGGCCATACCCGACAAATCGGCTCGATAGAATGGATCCCAGGTACCGGCACGAATGGAAGTGCAGATATCAGCGCGACTATTGCCGGGCGTTCTGTAAAGATCGAGATCAAACATAGAGCCGACAGGCAGAGCCGGGAACAGGCCAACTATCAAAAATCGATTGAATCAGCCGGGGGGATCTATGTCATTGCCAAAGATTTTGAAGGGTTTAAAGCGTGGTATGAACAAGTATTTAAAGTGCTTTGATATGGAAGGTTGGATTAAAATGCATAGGAAAATAGTAAACTGGAGATATTACACAGATGTGAACACTTTCCGACTGTTTACACACCTACTTTTTAAAGCCCAATGGAAGCCGGTAACATGGGGGGAAACCGAGCTTTCCCCTGGTCAATTGATCACAGGAAGAAAGGTTTTAGCTAATGAATTAAGGCTATCGGAGCAAGAAATAAGAACATCACTTGACAGATTAAAAAAGGGTCAGGAAATAACCATCAAAACAACCAACAAATTTAGCATCGTAACTATCTGTAATTGGGTAGAATACCAATCCAATGAAGTAGAGGAACAACCAACAACCCAACCAGCACTTCAACCAACAAACAACCAACAAATAACCAACAAACAACCACATACAAGAAAGAAAGAAGAAAAAGAAGAAAAGAAGGGTAAGAAAGCGCAACCAGATGCGCTACGATTCCCTTTTGTTTCGAAAGAATTTATTGAATTATGGGAAAAGCTTATCAAAATGCCGAAATGGAAAAACAAGCTTTCTGTTTCACTTCAGATGAGCCTTGACAAGTTAGAAAAGTACGATGAAGGTTTTTCAAAAGAGCTTATCAAACGTGCCATTGAAGGAAACTATCAAGGCGTTGTATTCACAGATACAGATGAACAGTACCGGAAGTTTATAAACGGTAGAAAAAACAATTTTGAACCCATTAAAGAAAGGGCACTATAACCATGAACAGTGATTTGGGTAAAATTCCGCCACAAGCAACCGACGTAGAAGAGGCCGTTTTAGGTGCTCTCATGTTAGAAGGATCTGCATTTCAAAAGATCAGCAGTATCTTGATAAGCGATTCATTTTACAACCCAATCCATCAAACAATTTTCTCAACAATTCAAGACCTGGTAAATCAGGGCAAACCGATCGATTTACTGGTCGTTACCCAGACATTGAAAAACAAAGGCGAGTTGGAACAGGTTGGCGGACCTTTATACATTACCCAGCTGACCAGTCGGGTTGCTTCTGCTGCACACCTCGAATATCATGCCCGGATCATTGCACAATATCACATAGCCCGTCAAATCATCAAAATAACCACAGAGAGAGGGGCACAGGCCTACGACCAAAGCAACGATATAGATGATATTCTTGCAGGAATTCAAAATGATTTAATTGGTTTGCTTCAGTTTGGACATGGAAATGAAACTACCATAGCGCACGGCCTTGAAGAGATTCAAAATAGAATTGCATTTAATCAACAAAATTCCGGCATGTCTGGCATCGGTACCGGACTGCACAAACTTGACAGACTAACAGGCGGACTACAAAAAACAGACCTGGTTATCATTGCAGGGGACAGCTCCCAGGGGAAAACCGCTTTTGCCTTGACGATACTAAAGAATGCGGTTATGAATTTTGGGGCACGTGTTGCAGTTTATTCCCTTGAAATGAGTAAAGAGCAACTTATAGCGCGGTTGCTCGCAACCGAAACTGGAATTGCCGCAAATGACATTTTAGGGAGATGCCTGACCTATGAAGAGGCCGAAACCGTTGAACGTGCAACCAACAAAATGAACTCTCTTCCTGTCTTTTTTGATGAAATGTCAACCTCAACGATAGATCAGATTTGCAATTCAATTCGCAGACTGACAATCAAACAAAGGATCAACCTGGTTATTGTGGACTATTTGCAATTGGTTGGTTCTGGATTGAAAAACAGAACAGACGAAAGTCAGTTAGCAGAGATTGCCAGAAGGTTGAAAAACATTGCAAAAGAGCTGAATATAGTAGTTATTGCCCTGTCACAGTTCAACCGTGACCCGGCTAATCCACGGCCAACAGTCACCAGATTGCGGGGTTCTGGTCAAATCGTTGAGGCTGCAGACTTAGTTTTATTGATTTGGAGGCCGGAAGCGTATGGGCTCACTGAATTTAAAGCTCCATTTGAGGGCACTCCCTCAGCAGGATTAGCAGAGTGCCGTATTGCTAAAGGCCGGAACGTCGGTATAGGTACTTTTTTACTCAGCTTCAACCCAAAAACAACCTGGTTTTATGACTATGAGCAAAAGTTCAATGGTGTCGACCATAATCCAAATGAACATTCAGAACCGCAACAGCTGGAACTATCAGTTGACGAAATGAAATTTTAAAATCTATGATCATGGAATCAACAGAAATAATTGACAAACACATTGAGAAGGAGGGAGATTATTATGTGATCAAATCAGAGATGCTTGGTATCATAGGAACCGGGTTAACAGAAGATGAAGCCGAGAAATCATTTACTGAAGAGTTTGATTATATCTACAAAAGGTTAAACTCCCAGGAAGATGAATCACTATCAAAACGGAACAGATCGATCAAGGATATTTTAAATCAAATTGTTCAATCATGAATATTCAATTTTTAAAGAAGTTGCACGAAATCACCCTCAAGGATGTGATTGATTTGGATGCCACAAAGTCAGCCAACTCGCTTAAAAAGCATTGGTTTATACCTCTTTGGATGTGTAAAAAGGAAATGGAAAAGCTTTCAAAAGAAATATTCCTCAACATTGGAGGAAAACCGGTACTGGACATTGACGATGAATTTGAACGACTCAACGCATACGGAAAGATCCAGATAATTGAAGCCCTATACAAGGCCCTGATTATTGAACTAGGTATGAGGCCCAGGTTAAACGCATGGAAGATAGTATTACAAAAAGACTACAAAGATTCTCCATTATTGGAACAGGTCCTGTTCGCGGTAAAGAAGCACACCGGAATAGATGTAAGCTCCCCGGATGATCTGAAAACCGTTGAGGACCATCTAAGGCATAAGATTGACAAATTTAACGAGATGTTTCCTGAGCCTGAGCCTGAGCAGAATCTTAAAGAGGCGAATCTTTCAAAGGTTATTTATTCGGTCTTCAGCTACCTGGGGGAGCCGTACAATGAGAACATGCGCCTGATAACTTTCATTGAGTTAAAAGCCATGGCTGAAAATCAAGTCAGACAATCTAAAACCATACAAGATGAGCAAGACTAACGAAATTGCCCAAATTGAACAGATCAATAAAGGGCTCACCTCTTTGAATGACACCATCAATAAAACCGCTGATAGTTATCTGAAGCTGGTTAAGACCATTGACGATAACAGCAAGGCGACCAGGATAAGCAGTCAGACTATGGAAGATCTGGACAAGGCGAAGAAAAAGACCATTGACACCAATAAGCAGATTGACGCTCTTAACAACCAGCTCACAGCAAGTTCTCAAAAGTTACAGCATTTTGATGCGGCAATTTATGAGCAGATCCAGCGAAATAACCGGGCACTTGCTGATAACAAGAAAGCGATCAACGACAAGATAAAAGCCAGCGAAGCAGAAGAGGGATCACTTGTCAGGATGAAAATAAAGTTAAAAGAACTTGAAGCCGAATATGGTAGAGTAGGGAACCGGACAGAAGAGGCCAAAAAAGAAATCAAATTACTTAGCCAGGAGATAGGCAAAGCAGAGGAGGAGACCAACCGTTTTAGCCGTGGTGTTGGTGGTTATCGCAACCAATTAGGCGACCTTAGCAGGGGATTGGCAAATGGCACAACATCAGTAGGTGAGTTTAAGGCTGGTATTATCTCAATGGGTAAGGCTGCTTTAGCGTGGCTTGCAACGCCGGTTGGGATGGTTGTTGCTGCAATTGGTTCGCTGGTAATAGCCGGCAAAGCATTGGTGAATAATGCAAAAGACTTTGAGCGTGCCGGAAGTTCATTGAGTGCAATTACCGGGGCGGTTGGTAAAGATTTGGAATTCATGAAAGACAAGGCCCGGGAATTTGCCAAAGAATCAGAATCCAGCGCAACGGAGATACTTGTAGCATTTGAGAAAGTAGGCTCAAAACTTCCTGAGCTACTAAAGAACGGCCCCTTACTTGCTGAAGTATCGCGCAATGCAATAATACTAAGCGAATCAACACAGGGTAAGCTAAGTGTAGAAGATGCAGCTGTGGCCGCCGCTGCTGCTCTTAATGCTTTTGGTATTCCGCTAAATGATAGCATGAGGGCAATTAACACCCTAGCGGCCGCATCGCTTGCGGGGGGTGCTGAAGTTATGGACCTGGTTGATTCATTTAAGAATTTGGCCCCTGTTGCCGTTTCTGCAAATATGTCACTTGAGCAATCAGCTGCAGCGTTGGAGGTGTTGGAGAAATTCCAGCTAAAGGCAGAAAAGGGAGGACAGCAATTGAAGGGATCCCTGTTGCAGTTGCAATCTGCTGGACTTGGTTTTGCGTCTGGTCAATTCAATATTAATGATGCACTCATAGAAGCTGAGAAGCTGCTTAACAACATTCAGGATCCAATTAAGAGAGCGGCCGAACAGGAAAAGATTTTCGGGCGTGAAAATATGACGGCTGGTTTGATTATGATGAATAATAGGCAGCAGTTTATTGACCTTACTGCAACCATCGAGGATCAGGTAAAGAAAGGCACAATTGCACAGGATATGGCAAAGACTGCCAATGACAATCTACAAGGTAGCTATAATAAGCTAGGTAATGCCTGGAAGGGTTTATTGCTTCAACTTGAAGATGGTGGGGGTCTCATTATGTCTATTTGGCGGGGAATAGTAGACATTACAGCATGGGTCTTGAATGATATGCAAATAACATTTGAGAAGGTTGGAAAGTTCTTTGATATGTTCAGATCAAAAGAGGCCCTAAAAGCAAAAGAAGACAGGAAAATTGCCAACGACAAAGCCGCGGCCGATAAAGCCGCAGCAGATAAGGCCATCAAATTGGCAGAAGGACAGGCAGCACTAGCAGAAACAGCCAGGAAGAAAAAGGAAGAAACCGACAAAAAGGACGCAGCCGACAAGGAGAAAAGAGACAAAAAAGCCGCTAAAGATGCAAAAATAGCAGCCGACAAAAAGATTTATGAAGACACCAGGGCCACTTATGTTATTCTCGATAATGCTAAAATGGTTGGTAAGGAAACCAAGGTTACTGAAGAGGATGGACTGAAGAGCAACAAGAGTTTTTTAGACAAGAAACTAAAACAGGCAGAAGAGGAGGCTGAAAAGGAAAAAGAATTAGCAGAAGCAAAAAAGCAGTTGGCAATTGATTTGGCCATTGAAGCCGGCAATGCAATTTTTGAATTCAGAAATATGGGTTTCCAAAAAGAGTTGAATGATCTTGAGAAGAAAAAAGAACTTGAGCTTTCCAACAAGAACCTTACTGAAGCTCAGAAAGCGAAGATTGAAGCTGAGTATACTAAAAAGTCAAATGAAATCAAACGTAAACAGGCAGTTAACGACAAACTGCAAGCACTGTTTAACATTGCAATCGGAACAGCTCAGGGGATTGTAGCAGCACTAAAAACCCCGGCGCTCATTCCATTTATAGCCGCAATTGGAGCTGTTCAGGCTGCACTTGTCGCCGCTCAGCCTATTCCAAAGTTTGCAAGAGGTACACTTAACGCACCGGACAGAGGGATCTTTGGGGAGGCCGGTCGTGAATTAATGGTGTTGCCATCAGGGGATTTTGCAATGGCCGATAAAGCCACATACTTTGATGGGATGAAGTTTAAAGGCTCAAAAATCTATTCCAATCCGGAAACCGAGAAAATGATAAGATCACTGGACCATCATTCAGTTGGAGGCCGGGGAATGACAGATGAACGGATCCTGGTCGGGTTAACCAATCTTAATGCGGCAACAAACAGGGTTGAAAAGGCTATTTTATCCAAGCCGGTGAGTATCGTTGATTCAGAATACCGACAAATTGGTTTAGGTACCAGCCAACATCAGACAATATATCTTAACAGACTTATAAACAGAAACTAATATGACGTGGCCAAATGATATCATGAGTAGCACACCGGAAAAATATCAGTTCAAATTGATTACTGATACTGATATTGTAGTATGCGATATACCCCCGTTGGAATGGAAATCCGGCACCCTTGAAATGAAACGAGACCTTGAGTCAGGGGGTGTTTTCAGCACCTTTCAGGCTGATTCACTTACCTTCATAGGAAGCGGGGCTCAATTATTACTAAACCTATTTGAAGCTTTCCAAGTAAACGCTAGGTGTGTCCTTGTAGTTTCCTGGTGGAAAAATATCGATGTTTCCCATCCTGAATTGAGCCGGACTTACGTCGAATTCCCTTCCCGCTACGATATTAATTTTAATTTCTTTGAAAAAGTAAAGATTGGCCGTTTCTTCTTTGGCGTGCGGGTAAAGGCTATCAATAGCTCTACACAGACCAAGCTAGACAACAGGCAGAACATTGATGTCGACATTAGTAAGATTACTCAATTAAACGGAACCGGCTCAATAGTCTCAATTGGAGGTATTACAATTAACGGATATGGCAGTTCAGACTCTCAGCTTAAAAAGAATCTTTTTTACCCCGGAATGAACATTGCCTATAATGCCAGGCTGGGGAAAAATGAAGATTTTATTGATATATCAAAAGCAATCTCTATACCTCACCCCCCCGGCCGCTTAACCTATACTTCAGTCCCTCTTATTGTTCGTGAGTCTCAGTTTGATGGAGAGACACAAAACGTCGCTTTCACGTCAAATATTTCCAATCTGAAAAATAAAAAATTAT